CTGCGCATGGTTTTGAATCTAATTTCTTTGAAAACGGGTTTCGGTGTCGATTATTTCAGCTGGGATAAAAACGGTGGGATTAAAACGGCCACCGAAGTCATTAGCGAAAATTCAGACTTGTTCCGCTCTATCCGAAAAGACGAAATCCTGCTGGAGCGGGCACTTTTAGATTTAATCGCTGCTATTTTTGAAATTAAAGGCTGGGCAGTGGACGCAGACGATATCGAAATAGAATGGGACGATTCGATTATTCAGGATGAGGATGCCCGTTTAAACCGCCTTTTAACAGAAGTGAACAGTCAAATACGCACACCCGTATCGTATTTAATGGAAGCCTACAACATGACAGAAGAAGAAGCGCGTGCCATTGTTCCAGAAAATGAAATAGCCGCGTTTAATCGTGAAATGGAACTTTTAAGAAACGGTGGCGGAGAAGAAGGTGGAGAAGATGAAAACAAAACACCTGCGCCGTCTGCCGCATAATCGCTGTTATTTTTTGGCGTTGAAAGGGCGATAAAATGAAATATAACATAGAGGCGTCCGCAGAGGTTTTTAGAATTTATGCGGAGATTGAAACCGAGTTGATTTTAAACATTGCCTCGTTCTTTGAATCAAACGCGGAAGACATAGGAACCCAAACATGGCGATTGCAAAAACTCAAAGAATTGGGACAGCTTAACGCGAAAAACGTACGGACAATTGCGGCGCGTTCGGGGGCAACAGAAACGGCCGTAAAGCGTGAGATAGAGGCGGCTGGGTTTAAAGTTGTAAAAAATAACGTTGAACTTTTAAATGATACCGTCACGTTCGGTAACATGCAAACGGTTAAAAATATTACCGAGGCTTTTATAAGAACGACGTTGGCGGGCTTGAATTTAACAAACACTAAGGCTTTGCAGGCTTCTAACGTCGAATTTTTAAAAGTGTTAAATAACGTGACTGTAAAAACAGCGGCGGGGTTCGGAACACCGCAGGCGGCTCTAAAACAGTCCGTAAAGCAATTAGCGGGACGAGGGATAACTTGGGTCGACTACGTCAGCGATAAAGGCACAGTGACCCGCACAAGCCTTGAATCCAGTGTAAGAAGAGACATACAAACGACAATAGGAAAAGTCGCACAAGAAGTTCAATGGGCAAAAGGAGAGGAATGGGGTTTAGATTTAATTGAAGTTTCTTCACACGCGGGCGCACGCCCGCTTTGTGCCGCATATCAGGGTCAAATTTTTAGTAAAAGTGGAAAACATCCAAAATATAAAGCCTTGTCCGAAACGTCTTATGGAGAGCCCGCTGGCCTTTTCGGTATCAATTGCCGACATATTTTTTATTTGTATGATGAAGGCGTAAGCCGTAAAGCATATAGCCCAGTTGATAGCGATTATAACGAACGAATTTATAGAGAATCACAACAGCAACGTTATTTAGAACGCGAAATAAGAAAATGGAAGCGGGAAGAATTAGCGTTAAAAGAAACGGGTTTAGATGCTTCTTTTGAGGCTGGAAAAGTAAAAGAAAAGCAGGCACTCATGAGAGAATTTATTAAGTCAACGGGAAGAACAAGAGAATACGCAAGAGAAGCCGTTTATACCAGCGGTAGATGATGATTTTAAATAAAAAGAAACGGGGATAAAGAACCGATTTAATTTCTATGGTCTCGTTACAGTTTTTTGGCTGTTATTTTCCACCGTTTTTAATAAACGATTTACTTATATTTAAACTTATCTTAAACTATATTAAATTACACCAACCGATACTAAACAAGCTTAACCGATAACGAAACCTTTATATTTATTACTTAACATATTTATAAACAATGGGAACATGTCCCAAAAAGAACATGGAAAAATGCTAACATGGGCATGTTAAAATCATGGCATAATCAAACATAGGATTTAAAACAATGGCAGAACTGACACCGAACCCTACACCGAACCCCGAACCGATACCGAACCCCACACTGAACTCAAACCCTGCGCAGACGCATGAGAAAACATTTACGCAGGCTGAACTCGACAAAATCGTGGCTAAGGAAAAGGAAAGGGAAAGAGCGAGAATTGAAAAACAGTATGCAATGGATGAAAAAGACAGGGCCGCTTTTGAAGCTTGGAAAAAGACACAAAAGAGTCCCGAAGAATTGAAAGCCGAAGCAGAAGCCGCACAAAAGGCGGCAATTGCCGAAAAAGACGCTAAAATTTTGGCTCTTGAGCGTAAAAATGTTTTGGTCGATATCGGCATTTTTGACCCCGACGCACGCTTGTTTGTTGAGACTCTCGCCGCTAAGGAAATGAAAGAAGGGGACACCGCAGACGATTTTAGGGAATACGCCAAAACGCTGTGGGAAAAGCACGGTGCACGATTTAAAACGGATAACGAAAAAGCCGCAAGTGGACAAAGGCACGGTGTACCTACACCGCCGCCCGCACCCTCTCGACGCGATGTTATCCACGAACGACTTTATAAAAAATAAACAACAGGAGAACAATTAATGCCTCTTACACTCGCACAAGCTAAATCCTTGTCTCAAGACAAATTAACGCAAGACGTCATTGACGATTTTAGAGCCTCGCCGCTCTTAGACATGATGACGTTTGATAATAACGCAAAAGCACAAGGCGGCGCAAGCTTTACTTATACATACAACCGTATCAAAACGCAAAGCAAAGCCGCAAGCCGCGCGCTTAATACTGAATACACCCCATCCGAAGCCGATACTGAACTAGTCACTGTACAGCTCGACATTTTTGGCGGCTCTTTCCAAATTGACAGAGCGCTGGCGGAAAATGAATGGCAGGTTGTCGATTTATTCGATTTCCAAATGACACAGAAGGTTAAAGCTGCCCGTGCTTTGTTCCATAATTACGTTATCAATGGGAACAACGCCGCGGGCACTCCCGCAAGCGGTGCAGGTTTTGATGGTCTTGAAAAACTCATTACTGGAACCGCGACAGATTACACGCCAGCGGCGACCATTGACATTTCTACTGCTTCCGCAATTGACACGAACGCTATGCAGTTTGGTTTTGAAATGCGCCAAGCCTTGAAAAAGATGAACGGTACCCCCGATTTGATGCTGGTTAACAGCGACCTTTATGCCGCTCTTAATAGCGTTTCTGATAAGCTTACAAGCTTTAATATCACAAAATCAGCAGAGCCTAACTATGTCGGTTCCGAAATTTTGAGATGGGGGAACATCCGCATTATGGAAATGGGCGATTACGTCGACGCAAATGGCGCACTTGTTGACGTTATCCCGACAGATGAAGATACTGGCGAAACCACCGCTTACTTTGTCCGCATGGGCCTTGACGCTTTCCACGGTGTTACCCCTGAAGGTAACAACATGGTGCGGACATATTTCCCTGACATGACCGCCGCAGGCGCAGTCAAAACGGGGGAGGTTGAAATGCTTGCCGCCATCGCTGTTAAGTCCCAGCGCTCCGTCGCAAAAATCAACGGTATCAAAGTCGCTTAATCCTCTTTTGGAGTGTTAAAAAAATGGTAGATTATTACGAAATCGTCGCCAAAAGGGGCTATGAAAGAGAACGCAAATTTATCGGCACCGAGGTCGATATTTCACGTTTTGAAAAAAGCGGTTACAAGGTGACCGCCAAACCAACAACCGAACTGCCGAAAAACGCCGCAGGGGGCGTTGTTGTTAAACTCAACACACAAGCCGCTGAAATTATCGCCGCTCGTCTTATCGAAAAGATGAAAGAGGAAGGGCTGGTAATGGTTGCGACCGACGTTGAAACCGAACAGGAAGAAGTCCAAACCGCCAAAAGAAAAAGTGGCGGAGGTTCTTAAATTATTTAAAAAATAAACGAGGTCTTAAAAATGGTTCGCTCGATCCCGATTAATTTACTATTTCATAACGCTGTTTATTATAAACGCTTGGGAAAAAACGATTATGAAGAAATTGAGTATGCTGAACCAGTAACGTTAAAACGTGTGCGGGTTGACCCTTCGACAACGATTATAAAAAGAAGCGACGGGGATGAAACTGCATTAAGGTCGCTTTTATTCTATGACGCTGTCAAAAGCCTTCCTCTTAATATTGATTTTGCAGAAAATGATAAAATTAATTTTGAAGGGCGGGACTACCTGATTGCGAATATAGAATATTTGTATGATAATAATAAACTCCACCACCTCGAAATTGGTTTAAAATGAAAATTGATTTAAAGACGTCTGGGTTTAACACAATCGAAAAAAGGATAGAACATGCCTCATCTTTTGCTATCGAAATGATAACGCAGGACGTTTTGAAGCATTCAAACCTTTACATTCCTTTGGTTTCAGCGAATTTGAGGAATTCGGGGATTATTCACACGTCGGGTGTGGCGGGCTTTGTTATTTGGGGAGCCCCGTACGCGGAGCGGCTTTATTATGGCGTCGATTTCTTTTTCACGCTCACCTATAACGATTTGGCTGGCGCACTTTGGTTTGAGGCGGCTAAAATGCATTATGGAGAAGAATGGGTTAAAACGTTTCAAAAGGCTTTGTTTAAAAGAATATAAGGAGAAAATAATTTATGAATTGGTCTTATATCTTTTCGTTGTTTTTGGGCGNCTGTATCGCTTTTTCAGAGTTTGCACTCGGAGCCTTTCAAATTCTTTTTTGGTGCATGCTGGGCTTTATGGTTGCTGATGTCGTTATCGGGCTTGTTGGAGCGTTTGCACGCAGAGACGTGGACGCTAAAACTTTCTGGAGCGGAATTCCTCACAAAATGTTAACGTTTTTGTTTTTCCTCGTAGCAATCGGTATTGATATTGTTATTCAAAATTTGATAGCAAACGGCGTGCCGTTGCCTGTCCCTGAATTTACTTTTGCACTCGGGGTCTGTATTTGGGTTATTGTTTCAGAACTGCTTTCAATTTTGCATACCATGGCGGATTCGGGGGTTAATGTTCCCCCGTTCGTTAACGAATTTATCGAAGTTTTAAGTAAATATTTCAGATCATTTGAAATAGAAACGAGAACAGAAGAAACAGAAGAAATAGAAGAAACGGGAGAATAAACATGGGCTGGAAAGAGGAAATTGATATAGCGGTAAGAAAGCAAGCGGCAGACTTTGCTGGGGTCGAACGTATCGGCGAACGATACGACGAAAACAGTCAGCTGGGCATGTTTTCAGAAACGCTTAATCAAACCCTCGATTACGGCGGACAATCCGCAAGCGGAGAAATCATTTTCATATTTTTGGCGCAGGCAGAATCATTGAGAGGCGCAGACCTTTTGAGTAGAATATTTAACGGATTCACTATTAAGAGAACCGTTAATGTACTTGAAGGGATGGACGACGACGGCGTTTATTGGCAGGTTTTTAACTTTCAATCCGCGGAGCCCGCCAAATATATTGGGATGAGCGACGACGGAAAAAAGCGGATTTATCGCATGAGGCTTAACGCCTTTTATAACTATCAAATTTAAAAAATTAAATCTAAAGGAGTAAAACAATGGTAGAAGACATTACAAGTTATGCGGGGGTTAAAAAATCCCCGAATGTGAACTGGAAGGGTGGTTTTTACGTTAGTACAGAAGTGGGAGACACCCCGCCTATAACTTATACAAAGTTTCACGGGCACACGAACATTACGCACGAGAACGAAGACGTAATGGTAGAAGACACTTTTTATAATTCGGGTGGAACACCGACACGAATCAAAGTAGGCACTCGTGTTCAGTTTACCGTTAGTGGTAAACGTGATAAAAACGACCCTGGGCAAAATTTGGTTTTTACAGAAAGTTCAGAAACCGCGACGGGCGAAGGCTGTTACATTTGGGCAAAATTTGTCGGTGAAGATTTAACATACGAAGGGCTCGCCCTCGTTTTCGGAACTTATGCAAGATGGGGGGACGCCGCAGATACTTCAAATTTTGAAATTTCAGTGGAGTTTGACGGAATTCCGAGCATTACGAAAACAACAGATTTTGAGGATTAATTTAAAAACATTTTAAAAACATCGGGGTTTTTAAATTATGCAACAAGAAACGCAAAAAGAAATTAAGTTTAGTATAAACGGTTTAGAAACCGAAAACGGGAAAGCCGATTTAATTACTAAATCTTTATTTTTGGATATTGACGGNATCGGTAAGCGAGAGGTCAAAATTGACCAATACAGCAACGGTGCAAAATGTATTAAAACCGTGTCTTTATTGCTTTTAGAATATAGCAAAATTGATCAGCTACTTAAACAGCGCGCAAACGGCTCAAAAACGGGCTGGGATGAGAAAAAAGAAAACGAATTGATACAAAGTATAGCAGACCTTGAAAAGTCCGTTACAGGCTTAGGTGAAGCCATTTTAGGCAAAGCCGTGAATGCTGAGCTTTGGGAATATTATGGCACCGACGCAGTGCGTTACACCAACATCATTTATGCGTTTTATAACGATTACTTTGCGCCAGCCGTTCGGGAACTAAACGAAGAATGGAACAAGTCGGTTATTAAAAATAACACACTGGAAAAAGATATTTTAGAGTCTTACGAAAAGGCTTTAAAAGAATTTGACGCGCCTGATACTGAAATTTAAACCAAAAAGAGNCGGTAAGTAATGAATCGAAATGTTTTAAATTATGAATTGCGGCAATCGTTAACGTTTTACGATTCGGAATTTACCGTTTATCTTTCTTACAATCGTGTTTTAAACAGCATTTTGGTTCTCGGAAATGAAATTTTCCTTGAAGCCGATAGGGTTTTTAAAGCGTTTGAAAACCTTTTAGATACAAAAAACGATAAGAAGAACGCTGAAGAACTTTATAGAATGACTCCGGTGGGTCAACGCTTACTGCTTAATAAATTAATCAAGGAGTTTATAGAGGTTAAAAGTGCCGACGGAACAGATACTGGCGGCGTTTATTTCGATATTGCGCAAGATATAAATTTAGTTTTTGAATCCTTTTTTGAGGTTTACGGCGTTGATTTACAGCAAGAAAAAGAAAAAATGACATGGTTAAAGTTTAATGTTCTTTTGGCGGAATTGCCAGCCGAATGCTCGTTGATGAGGGCAATATATAGCCGAACAATGAGAACGCCACGCCGAGGCGATTTTAAAGAAAGTAATGACTATTTCGCCGCTAAACGTTTTATAGCTAAATATCGTTTGGAAAAAACGGAGTATGACCCCGAAAAGGTAAAAAAAATTCAAGAAATAGTTGCAAAACAAAAATTTAAATCATGGTTGTAAAATCAATGGCGGAAGATGGAAAAGTAGAAATTAAAATTACGGCGGACAATTCGCAAGCCAAAAAGACGATTAAGGATACTGAAAGCGATTTTAAAAATATGGGCAAGTCCGCCGAAAATGAGAGCAAGCGAAGCACTCAAAAGGTCGACAACGATTTTAAGAATATGGGTAATTCTATAGAATCGAATATAGAAGCCGCTATGGAAGGCCTCGAACGCTCTTTTGATGAAATGGCAAAAGAGGCAACTGCAGATTTAAACAAAGTTGGTAATCAGGGCAGGGAGACCGCTGGCGGTTTAGAGATGGCAATGGGTACCGCCGCTGTTGCTATTGGCACGATTATTGCAAACATGGCAATGAGCATGGTTAACAGTTTAAAATCGGCTCTTACTTCCACTTTTGATTTAATTGTAGATTTTGACGATTCGATGCGCCAAGTCGCCGCAACTATGAATTTAGCGGGCGCAGAGGGCGAAAAAACATTTAAAGCACTTGAAGCCGCCGCAAGAAAAGCTGGTGCCACCACTCGTTTTTCCGCAACAGACGGTGCTGAAGCTTTAAATTATTTGGCCCTTGCTGGATATGACGCAGAGCGCAGTATAGCACTCATTCCCGATTTAATGAACTTGGCCGCCGCAGGTAACATTTCAATTGCGGATGCCGCTAATATGTTAACAAATACGGTTAACGCTCTCGGTTTGTCTCAACAAGAAACGACCGAATTAATTGACAAAATGGCGAAAGCGTCGCAGAATAGCGGAACCGATATAACACAATTAGGGGAAGCCATTTTAGAAGTCGGTGCACTTGCCGCTAATTCAAATCAATCCGTTTCAGACATGACCACCGCAATTGGTTTAATGGGCGATGTCAATATCAAAGGCGCTCAAGCGGGCACCGCGTATCGAAACATGTTGTTAACTTTACAAAGCCCTTCTGCGTCAGCCGCCGCCGAATTAAATAAACTTGGGGTTTCTGTTTTAGATGCGGAAGGCAACATGAAAAGTATTCTCGTTATCATGGACGAGTTAAATGCCGCAACGGCAGATATGACACAGGCGCAAAAAACTGCTTCTATGGCTGAAATTTTTAACCGTTATGATATCACCGCCGCACTCGGTTTAATGGGACAAGTCGAAACAAAAGGGGAAGACCTCTTTAAAATGATTAATGAGGAAAGCGCGGGAACCGCGCAGTTTATGTCTGAAACGTTAGAGGGTGGCATGGGCGGTTTTGTCCGTGAAATTGAATCAGGCGTGGAAGAACTTATGCTATCAGCTGGTCGTGGTTTTGAACCGCTTTTAAACGCTATTTTCCCCGCTTTCCAAGAGATTTTAGCTATTTTAAACCCGTTAATAGCAGACTTTATGGGTAAACTTTCGGGCGCAACACTCACAGGATTTGCGGATGCCGGCAGACTTGTCATGGACATGTTTCGGGAATGGGCTCCCGTTATGTTTGAATGGCTCGGAACAATCCTGCCACCGCTTATTGAATATTTAGGTTTGGTAGCTCGTCTTTTGGCAACAGTGCTGGTGCCGATAATGAAAACCGCTATTATTGTTGTAAAAACTTTAACGGTATTGATTCGGCCGCTTATAATTTTATTCAAAATGGGGATGCAAGCGGCGCACGATATGTTTTTAAAATTGGAAGAGGCGTGGAGCTGGCTTTTAGAAAAATTAAGTTTTTTGAAGCCGCTTTTTAATGAACTCGTTAAAGCGTCAAACACGTTAAGCAGAGCAATGGGCACTGAATTTGAAAACGTTAGCGAAAGTGTCGAAGAAACAAACAATGCTATCAAAGGCGTAAAAACAAGCATTGAAGAACTCGACGGGACGACCGCAAACGTAAACGTTAACACAAATTACACAAGTTCAGGTTCTTCTGGNGGCGGTTCTTCTTCTGGTTTTTCTGGCGGCGGTTCTTCTGGCGGCGGTGGCGGAAGCAGTTATGCAGACACCGTTTATGTTGTTAAAGGTATTTCTTACGGCGCAAACAACGGCACTGTCGGATACTATAATTCTAAAACAGGTGCTCCCGTCAGCGAATCTGAAGTTAAATCTAAATTCTATTCCAAGAATACTTACCACGACGGCGGTATTGTTGGCGGAAGTGGAGAAGTTCCAATAACAGCGTTAGCGGGAGAAATGATTTTAACAAAATCGCAACAAGCGGCATTATTTAATATTGCAATGGGTGACGCAACCCCGAAAAGTGAAAGCTGTAACTTTAATGTTTCTGAATTTTTGAGCCGATTAAAAACGGACATGATGGACGCTATAAACAGTTCTACTTTAAACGTAACCGTCGACAGTGTTTTAAATCTTGACGGCGAAACATTAGCACGTAATTTACGCCGCCCACTCGATAAAGAGCGCTCACGATTTAGATAAAAAGAGGTTTACCTATGACGGAAATGCTTAGAATAAACGGGCGATTTATAAATAAAATCGTCTCGTTTGATAACGAATTGTATGCCGAAGAACGGGAATTAACAACAGTAGACGGTACACTGGTCACGGACGTTGCTTATAAAAAACAAAAATTCAGCGTCGGCTATCGTTTTTTAACAGATGAGGAAATGACGTTTATTATAAACGCGGTCAAAGGTAAATCATTTTTGGCGGAGTTTTTTGACAAAGAAACAATGGAAACGATAACGGGAACCTTCTATTTGTCGCCGCCTAATAATTTAAAAAAGGGCGCGGGATACGACATTAATAAAAGGATTTGGGACAGGTTGGATTTTACAGCAGTAGAAACGACAGCAAGGGGTTAAATTATGATTCCGATGCCGGCAAACTATTATGAGGAAATAAACCGACAATTTCAAAGGCGGGTAACGGTAGAGGCTCAATTATCAACTGGAGACCCTACACATGTTAATAAAACGTTGTATGTCGACGGGAGCCCGCAGGCGATTGTTTCAAGACCTAGTCAACTTTATGACCAAAACCCAAGAATGAGTTTTGGGTGGAACACGTTAGAACCGCAACGGGTAAACACTACTGGACAATTTGTTATTTACGATTACGACACGGTAGGGCAGTTTGGTTGGTGGGGTGACGCTCTTGCAGATGCAAATGGAGATTTTGGAGAACCGCAAATAATTAAACTTTCACACTCGGAAGACTTGAACGTTTACCAATTTTCAATTTTCTTTGATTATTGGGCAAATGAGTATGCGACGGACTTTAATTTATCATTTTACGATTCGGCAAACGTTTTAATTAAAAGCTTTGATGTAACAGATAACGACGCAGTGCAATATCTTTTAGATGAGCCAATTAGCGGCATTAGAGGGGTTACATTGGCCATAAATAAGTGGTCTAAGGGGTTAAGGCGGGCGAAGGTTTCGGAGCTTTCAGGCGGCGTTATTTTGATGTTTGGCGAAGATGAAGTAACCGCATACGACATTATAGAAAATACGAACGTCTTAGAAGATGAAATAAGCATAAGTCAGTGCGGGATAACGATTAATAATTTTGACCAAAAATTTAACCCGATTGCGCCGCAGGGATTTGAAAATAGATTACAGGATAAACAGATTTTTACGGTTCATTTTAAAATCGGGAACAGTGGAATTATTATACCCTCGTGTTTTATGCATTTGTGGGAATGGGAAACAGTCGGCAACGAAACAACATTTAAATGTCGCTCGGTGTTTGAATTTACCGAAGGGGAATATATCGCCAAAAATCACAATACAGTAGCGGCTTACGATTTAATCGAAGAAATTTTAACGGACATGAACATTTCCGATTTTTCGATATCTCCCGACTTAATGACGGTTACGGTTAATCGGTATTGTCCGACACAATCGCTAAGAGCCGCCCTGCAACAGCTTTTAAATGCGTGTTGTGCTTATGTTTATGTTAATAAAAGCGGGGTTGTCGTCGTTGATATGATTAAAAATATATTTACCAATACCAATTTAACGCTGGGTTTTGACACAATCCTGCCAGATGATAGCATTTATTATCCGCCAATAAAACAAGAAAAGTTAATAGATGGCGTTACTTCGTCGGTTTATACTTATTCTTTGGATGCCGCAGGCGTTGTTGATTTGGTTAAAGATTTGGCTATTACGTTTGAGCCAAACGAAACTTTATATGTAGAATACGGAAGCGTCGCCACATCTGTTGTGGCAACTGCATCAACGGGCACAATAACTGCGGTTGAATATTTCGCGGATAGATGCAAAATAACGGCATCAGGCGACTTGGTTATAACGATTCGTGGGAATAAATTAATTCAAAACGTTGTTAAGAGAACGATTTACGCAGATACTTATTATACCACACCAGTTAAAAACGTAATCACGCTTGATAATCCCTTTGTCGCTCTCGTTTCTCAAAGCACTTTAATGAGCAACGCTTATATAGATTTGTCCAAATATAGAGTAGAAACGGAAATAAACGATAGGGGCAGACCAGATATAGAACTAAACGATATGGTAAGAAATCAAAATAAATTTGGTTTTTTAAATGGTTTCGTTGTCGAGCAACGTTTTAAATGGGATAAATTTTTATCAGGATATTACAGAATCAATAACAAAAGGGCGATAGAATGAGTATAAAGGGTGTTTAAAATGAGTCAGTTAGTGGAAGAGAATTTAATAGGTTCTTTAACAATAACATAGGCGGAAGCCGTAGAAGATTATCAGGGCGACTATACGATAGCGAAAGCTAATTTAGTTAATCCAGCCGCTCCTTTTTTGGTTTTTGGATATAACGGCGTAATGTTGCCAGCCGTTCTCAATTCCAAAGACTCCAATAATTTTTATTACACTATCCGCATTCCCTTTTTGGCGGCGGGAGATACTGAAATTTTAATATATTCGGCTGATACTGATAATTCAAACAATGAGTTGACATTTCACGAATATTATAATTTTAAAAACGGATTCCCGAACGGCTGGCAGAGCGG